GACTTGATAAACGACTTCATTCGCTTAGTGGAGTACTGCCACCTAGAGTGGAGGTGGTCGGGTAGTGGGACATCATCTATGTCATCCACCCCAGCATAGAGCTTTGCATAATCTACACTCTCAGACATAAAGTTTGGAGAGCTATCCCAAGTCTGGGTAAAACTATGTCCAACATCCTCTTTGTAGATTTTGCCGTCACTGTAGTAGCCGACACACTCAATCTTGTTAT